CCTGACCATGACCAATCAGATGATGAGGATCGTCCGCTGGCTTACCACAACACGCACACGGCTGTGTCTTTACCCAGCGTGTGTATTTCTCATTTACCCAGCGGCGACGTTTAGGTCGTTTCATGAAGGATTCCGGAGACTCCGGATCAACGGCAATGCTGACCACCGTCTTTTCCTGTGGTGGGTTCTGTTGCTGGTGGGTGTGAGGCGGTAGCGCAATATTTTTTGTGCGCTGCTTCAGTATGCTGGTGGCGGTCTGCTCTCCCGGTACGATGTCGCTTTCACGGTACACTGAGCGGATTTTTTCCGCACGCAACCCCAGCGAACGACGTAATACCGCTTCCGGTAGCGCGTCCGCCACCTGATTGCGGACCGCCCACCAGGATAATTCAGCCAGAGATAATTCACGCTCCTGCGTACCGCATATTGCGTGACCGATGACGTCAATCATCCATGCTGACAGGTTTTGATGAGCAAGTTGCTCGAGTGATTCGGATGTCTGGTCACGCAGCTGGTTGTCGCAGTGCCAGCACAACACCATTGCGCCGGTACCATAACGGTGAATGACGGTTTCGCTGTGATGATAATCACCGTGTGGCCACTGGCAGGATTTAACATGGCGCAGTAACCAGTCAGACAATGCGCCAGCGCCACCAGCAGCACGAATCACCCGAGCGTTACTGAAAAACGGCAGCAATGTTTTGTCTTCCACTAGCGGCTGGCGAACGGCAGGGACGATGCCGGACGGCAGATTACGCATGCTTTTCGGTTCCGGCTCCACCAGTACCCGGGTATTGTGGAATACCGGCATGGATTCACGGCCCGGCTTAACGATCACCAGCCCGAGTTCCGGTACCAGAACAGGTCGAAGTAATACCCGCACGTTACCTCCAGATGCGTTGCTGGAATGTGCGGGACGGACGCGGCGGGCGTTCGGAATAAAGGAGCCTGACGTAGATTATCCAGTGACGGTAGTCGAGGCTAAGGGCTTTCTTAAACTCATACCCACGTCTGCGGTAGTTATGAATCAGCCATTCGGCCTGTTCTTCAGTGCAGGGATCGTGCTGATACCAGTCATATTTGAATGTGTGAGAACACCGCCCTTGCCTGCTGGCAGGGGCGATATCAGAATTGTGATGTTTGGTATTGTGCGCCATCGGTTTTCTCTGCTGGCGCAGCAGGTGCCAGTTGTTCAAGCTGGCGTGCGGCAATATTGTCTCTGATTTCTGTTGTCGTCAACAGGCAACGTGCTATCATCGAATGGTGTTCTATCCTACTCCGTGAGGTTTACCATGCGTACAACCCAACAATTCAGCATTACATTAACTAACGAAATGGCTGACATGGTGCGCGCCCGTGTGGCTTCCGGTGCCTATGCTTCAGAAAGCGAGGTCATTCGTGAAGGGCTTCGCGCACTGAATGAGCGCGATAAAGCAATCGAAGCGTGGTTAACGCATTCAGCCGCCCCCTCTCTTGATTCTATCCGCGAAAACCCAAACAACGGACGCTCCATTTCACAGGTTCGCGCCGCGATTCGATCCGGGAAGTAATCTGCATGACATATGAAGTCATCATTACTCCTGAGGCCGAAGAACAAATAATCAACCTGCACAGATATATAACGGAGAAAGCAGGGAACGTCATTGCTGACAATTTTGCCAATGCGCTTCTTGATTATCTTGATGGGTTTTCTACATTCCCGCATCGGGGCAATAAACGCGATGATATTCGCCAGGGGATGCGGGTAACTCATTTCCGCCACAGAACGATTATTGCTTTTGCCGTTGATGGCAGAAAAGTCTTTATTGTCGGTATCTATCATGGTGGGCAAAGTTATGAAACCGATTTCTTATAAACTTTTACCCACATCATTCCGGTGTTAGAATTAACCGTCCGCCCCCCCCTCTCTTACTGGCGGATTCGTAGGCTATATAAATCAAAGATCCCGGCTCATGTTTGTGTCGGGATCTTTTTTCGGCGATTTATCCCCAGCGGCAAATCGAATACACCACCAGCGCCACCGCCATCGCAATTCCTACCGTTGTGAATGCTTCAGGCCTGGTCATCGTAAAACATCCTCCACGCTTGTCAGTCCGTTTCGCTCCAGGTAGTCCATCGCCTTATCCGGCAGTTTGCAGTCCGGCTTCGCTTTCCTCAGTTGCCAGGCTAACTGCTTTACCTGCATAGTTAACTCGTCGACCAGACGCTGATACCCCACTGGTTTGTATTCATGCAATTTACCGGCTGGCTCTGCTGCCAGCGATGCCAGTGCGATTTCCAGAACAGCAATATCCATCTTATATGTGCGGATGATGTCATGGTCGATTGTGCCCGGTATACACAGTCTCTGTGCTTCAATAGTCTCCTCTGCGTGAGCTATTAACTGCTCTCTGGTAATAGTGGTCATGCCGCGTTTCCTTCTTTCTTATTAACAATTACACCGTCATATATTTCATTAAGGTGCCCTCTCAACTCCATGCGCCTTAATGCAGACAACATGTAATCGCATTCAACCTGCTTATTTCCAGTAAATGGCTTATCGTCAGGATTACCCCAACAGCAATTACCCTTGGGCCACCCATGTACTTTCCGTACTCTTCCGTTAACAACGTGAAGTAATCCCCAGCCAGGTGGTAAATCCTCAATTGAAATAATTCCCGGCTCACTAATAAAGAATCGCCAGTCGCCCATTCCAAGAGACGGATTTTTACGAAAACGCTTTTTTCTATCTGCCAACAAGTCAGCACGAGAACATTTCGCCTCTATCAGGCATGATGCTGAATTTCTGAATCCCATAGCATCTGGCTGTTCTCCGGTACTGGTTACAGCTATAAAGCGGTCATGAAAACAAACCTTGAACCCGTTGCGCTTAAGGAACTTGTACGCAATCTGACAGAGTTCGCGGTGTGTTAACGCCATATCACTCTCCTTTGATGCGAATGCCAGCAAGCCAGTTTCTTATGCCGATATATTCAGCGTTCCTGAAACCGCTTTTTACATATATAAATGGCAAGCGAAGATTGTGACCATTGACTGCCAGGTAGTCTTTACAACCCTGTTCGGTGAAACAGCAGGTAACGAATTCATCAATATCTTTCACAGCAACGCGCCGCCATTTTTCTGGTGGCTCTCGAAAGTTTTCATGAAGTAGCTCGAGACGACGACTATGGCGTTTATTGGCTTCATTGCCATCTTCGTCAACCCAGACAATCCGGTCATGGTCATAATCAGCATCAACAACGATTTCGCGCTTTTGATACACACAAAACATGGGATCTGACGTTATTCGATTGTCCTGTGTTCGAATATTTTCACCGATGATGCCAAACGAATCTGGTGCAGATTTTGTCTGCATCTCTTCGATACGTTCAGCCATCGCAGCACACTCTTCAAAGTTGCTTAATGCTTTTCGCTCCCATTCGGCGCATTGTTTTTCCAGTTCTGCTATGCGCTTACTTCCATCCGCGATTACTCCCTCGTAATATTCACGCTGCTCGTTGAGTTTTGATTTTGCTGCTTCAAGCTCAACGTGCAGCTTCCCTACCGTTAGCGCAATATCCTCGTTCTCCTGGTCGCGGCGTTTGATGTATTGCTGGTTTCTTTCCCGTTCATCCAGAAGCGCCAGCGCAACATTTGGATTAAAGGCAGCAATAAATTCAGCGTTTGCGTAAGCCTGAGCATCTGTTTCAACCAGGCAGTTAACATGACATTCTGCAATCACGCCACCGGGTTCTCCTTTCCATTTTTGACAAACAAAAACTCCTGTTATATTCCCATGCTGATTGCCCGATGTATGCCCTACGATGTAGCATCCTTTAGTTGCTTTCTCTGCTGCTTCACGCAGCGCCTGATAGTCAATCTCGCTCATTCATCGCCCCACTCATCACAATATGCTTCGACCGCAGTTTTCCCTGCTTCATAATCATCACGCCATGCTTCAGCATCAGCAGCACTGCCACCACGTAACTCTGCATAGTCCATTAACAGTTCATGCCATTCTTCAAAACTGACGCTGTATTTAGTTGAACCAAAATCAGCCATTTTGTTCCTCCTCTTCGTCTTTTATTTCGTGATATGAGTAATTGCAGTAGTTAAAGAAAATATCTTTTGCTTCGTCATGTATTTCATCAGGCGTCTCATCATCCACTTCGAATTCATCCTCGAAATCTCCACCGGCTATTCCCGTTTCAATAATTATTTTAAACTTTCGCATTTAACTACCGCCCTTTCGGGCGGCCTCCTGATGTTCTGAGGGTGCAGAAATCCCTCCGGTTAAGGATTAAATTTTTAACAGAGCTAAATTTAATTATTCAGTTCTGGATTTTGTCGCCCTGCGTATCCGCGCTTTCGCGTTACGCTCAATCTGAATTAGCTTTTCTATATTTCTCCGCCTTTCCCGTTCCTCCTGGCGCAAGATCCTTACATCATCTGCCAGTCTGGTTTCTCTTTTCGCCACAGAGAGCATCCAGTCAAATGGCTCCACAACTGCACCGCAGATTTTACAGCGGACCTGACGCTCTTTTTCGTCAACCCGAACAGAGGCGTGATGACAATATGCTCTTTCCGATGGCTCATAAAGAAAATTAACCTGATTACGTGGGTCATCCTCTTTTACCGGAAATAAAACGATATTGCTTAACTCATCTTCTGGTTTTATTTCCATGCTCTTCTCCTTTGATGTGAATGCCAGCGACAATTGAAGCCTGATAGCTAATTCACTCACAATACCGCCTCCTGAAAATTGCCCTGATAGAACGCCAGTACACGCAGCATAACTTCACTCTTCCGGCACTCGCCACAGATTATGTTCTGTTGTCTGTCGTAGCGGCGTATTTCTCCGTCTGGTAACTTTCGAATCAATGTCTGGTCGGTTGTTTTCTCCGCTGCCTTACGCCATACGCGATACACCTGTTCTGATGTAAAAACACCGTATTTACCGGGCATGTATAAATCGCCGCAAGCCAGTACATCCACAAGGCAACGTCTGACTGAATGCCAGCCTGCTCCCGTCGCTCTCTCCAGTTGTGATATCGTCATGCGTTCATTTTTGCGTACCAGCCCGATAATTCGGGCCTTCAGTTCTTCACGCTGTTCGTGTGTAAAAGGTTTCGCCATAAGCGCCTCCGGCAATCACTTTTCCGACACAATACGACCGGATGAATCGACAATCTGCCGAACAATATCCCGGTGCTTGTTCAGCTCCCGCAGCGCGGCGCAGACACGCTCCCACTTCTGAACCTGACCTTTTGCCCGGCGCAGCTCGCGGTTAGCCACATGCAGCGATGGTAAAATCAGACCATCCGGATGTTTTCTGGTGAACAACGGCTGTGACTGCACTGTGACCGCCACACTTTCAGTTTTTATTTCTTCCTGTGTTGCGGCTTCCCGGACTGGTAACGCAGCACCTGCTGGCTGAGGAAAGGCCTTACCATCATTTTCCGTTACCAGCGCGGCTTTCGGCTCTGCTGGTAAATTATCGCCCGGCATGCAGTAACGAAATCTACCGTTCTGATTAACGCGTGCCAGCCGCCCCGTTGCGGTTACCACCGCCAGCGTGGAAGCAACCTTGCGAGTACTGACACCGAACTTACCCGCTATTTCTTCACAGGTTTTAGCCCCCTCCTGAGCGATAAACTCAATCATCATGTTAGCGCTAACTTTTGGAGCGACCTCTTCGGTCAGCATATCCTGTGTTTCAGATTTTACTGGCCGCTCTTCGGTTACCCGGGATTCACCTTCGACAGCCAGAAACCAGGTGTGACCCGTTTTATCAACAACGCCATTTTTTTTGAGTTCCCACAGTTCGTTGAGAACTTCTTCACGGCTGATATCAAGCCGCGCCGCCAGTTCAACAGAATTGGCTTTACCCATCGCTTTCAGTGCATGCAATACGGTTTCCATTAAAACTTCCTCCGGATAAAAATTACTTCTCAGTTCCTGTGCTGGCTGACGTTCGGACGCCAGCTCTCCCAGTTAAACGTCACCCAGCGACCTCCGTTCATGGACATGCGGTCCATCACCCGCTCGCCGAGAAGTGTATTCATCGCTGCATGATTAAGATTTGTCAGCATCCCCACACTGAGTAACGATGCCGTTCTGCGGTCAACAATCTGATTAAGCGTGACCTGCTCATTACGCGTATCCCGCTGCATGCCAATTTCATCCAGGACCAGCAAATCCACCCCGCAAAGCTCCTGTAAAAATTTTTCACCTGATTTGCCGTTGTCGTAACTGTCGTGCAACACACTCATGACATCAGACACAGTGATGATAATTACGCTGCGCCCCTTCTCCATCAGCCGATTGCCTATCGCCGCCGCCAGGTGGTTTTTTCCTGTGCCAGGCCGGCCACTGAACACAAAATTCGTACAGCCGCCTTCCAGCTCTGCCGCAATGGATTTCGCCTGACTCAGGGCATGGCGCTGACCAGCGTTCTGCACCCGGTAGTTACAGAACGTACACTTCCGGTGAAGCGGCTGGATACCGGAGCGGTTAATGATTTTTTCAACCCGCGTCTGATGATTCAGACGATTAACCTCCTCGCTTCGCTTACGCCCTTCAGCAAGCTGCCATTCCCGCCACTCCGCCACCGTACGGTACGGAGGGATTGCATCCTGCGGCACAAATCTGCTGATTCTTGCCAGAACACCACCTGACGTAATGTTTTTCATGATGCGCTACCCCCTGAACCCCGGCGGAATTTCGGTATCCGGTTCAGAAATATGATTCACGCAACGCTGCGCGGGCGAACGCCCCAGGCGAATAACCAGCTCATCCCATTTTTCCCGGAGTTTTGCCGGACTCATGATGTTTTTTACCCAGAACGAATCCCGTTGAACACGCCCAAACATTTCACAAATCTGTCGGTGACTACGTCCATCCAGCATACGCATCATGCGCACATCATTCGCCCAGGTCGTCCAGTTAGGCTCTCTGGGGCGTGATACCTCCCCATCATCACTGGCGGCCTGTTCATACAACGCAACAACCCGTCCCCAGATCCACTGTGCACACGTCAAATCCTCCCGGGTTCCCCACTGTCGCTT